TTATTTTTTATCTGTTTTTGTAGTACGAATTCCTACAATGTTTTCGGAAGCAACTAATTTGAACAATCTATCATGCCGATCTTGGCCCAGCGAAATAAGTAAGAGTTTATCGCCACAAGGCCCTATTAAACCCCATGCATCTGTAGTACCAGCCAAATTGACTTTTGGCAGTGAAGTTGAATCTGCTCTCTCGATTAAACTGGCTCTTGATTTACCCATAAGGTCAGGAGCTTGTGAAAAACAAAAAAATAAAACGAAGTACAATAGATATACTTCATAACCACCCCACTTTATTTCTTTAAGTGCTAAACAACCGATCAACTCACCTATCGTTGCTCCCGTGGAAAAAGCCCAGAGCATACTGCTTAAAAATATTAAGGCAGTGACACCAGATCTGTTATCTATTGCCAATGATAACAAGTATGTAATAGTAGCAAGAATAATAAAAATAATGGCCCATCTTCGAAGCCACCTCACTCCAATATTTTGACTAGCAAGTTCGGCCACACTAATAAGAGTTACAACGGCAATAGTAGAGATGAGAGGGATGCTAGTTTGCATCACTTGTGTTGGAGTGAGTAAGGAGGTCACCCAAGGCGCTCCAAGCTCGCTATAATAGGCTGAAGCTTCTTTCCAGCCAATAATATAAGCAAGTGCTGTAAAACCAACGATTAAGCCGGCAAGTTGTGACAGTAATCCTAAAACTACTCCTGTCGCTCGAAGTGTATTATCTGTATTAGGAAGATGATTTGTTGACATGGGTAGATTCACTTAGCGTAACATTCCTGAAATTTAATATAGCAAGCATTCAATGATTAGAATATGTTTTATGTTGAATTTACTACTTTTTTACTTAGATAGGCGATTCATCGTTATCCTTCCATATCCGGTTAATAACGAATGTCACGATTCCTAACACTACGACGTCGTCGAGTGCTTCACCTTCCAGCGCCTCACCATCACGAGTAATAAACGCCTTCCCCATAACCTTCGCAAAATCTGTACCGCCGGAGTACTGGATCAATACAGTGTCCTGCTGCTTTGGTTTAACGGAGAAATCAACTACGGCATAACCAGTTTCTGTCTGTACGACCCGAGTATTAGGGCCGATGCTGCATAGCTTATCGACGGTTAGCCGCCCCTCTACATAGTCTGATGCTGGCGATGGAAATCCCACGATTACAGCCCTCCATTCGGGTTGTAAAGCTGGAACGTGCGATCGTCACCTTCCTGCGTTGAGACGTCGCGGAATGTCGTCACATAGTGCTCTATCCACTGGTTAGCCTGCCGTGGCGACCAGTGCCAGTTATATCTCTCCAGTTCCTGCAGAAATCGCCTGGTGGTGAGGATGCGCTTTCCGTTAGGCAGGATATCTATTGCCTTACGGCAGGCCGTCTCGATTTCGTATAAACGCGGCATACTTCCCCCTGTCAAAATTACTGTATATAAATACAGTAAATGCATGTATGCAGCAGATCAATATTGGCAGTGGCTATCAATGATCGGCGCTGACGTAACGCATTGATGCCTCAATTCGACTGGCAACATTGAGCAGGGAAATATTTATAAATCGTCTTCACCCCCTCATATTACATCGGCTACCGACCCAATGTTTTAACTGCTCAGACCAGAAATATCTGGAAGCTTTAGGCATCTTCTTGGAAGATAGACGAGCGCAAAGACGCACACAGCAATGATGTTATGTAGTATTTTCCCCTTGAGTGTGCCTGTTCAAGGGGATTTTTTATCGCCGTATTGTACTGGCAAATATTTGTAAATCGTCTTCACTCCCACGCCTGTCACATCGGCTACACGCTACTGGACAGGCGCTTAGTCCGGTATGTTTCTCGCGCTACTACTGCTTACGTTAACGTCTGGTAATGATCTAGCGGCGCGACGTAAAGCGGCGTTGAAAGCAATTATAGTGACCGGCCGGCGTTGGTACTTCACACGGTTAGAATGGCTCTGAAATAAAAAAACATCTTCTGGATAGCGTTCTCTTCTACGAGCAATGATCCCCTCCACTGGAGGGGTTGATTCAACACGTAGCTCCTTCAGGTGACCCTGTTTTCGTATCAGTATCAAGCCATCATCAATATCATCATATCGAATACTCAGCAGCCTTCCAGCGCTTAAACCCGTGTGAAAAATTAACGCCCACAAGTCAGCCCATGTATCTGAGATGGAAACAAGCTTGCTGTTAATAGTTAAAAATTGCTCAAAACTTATTGTTTTCTTACCGTTCACGAACAAACCAAACTGTTTTCAAAGCTGAATGAATTGATTAAGCCAAACGTAACATATCAGGAAAAGTAGTGAAATCTTTGTCTTCAAGTCGCCAGGAGGAACTTGTAGATTGTTTTCACGTCCACGCCTGTCACATCAGCCACCTGCTGCCGGGTAGCGCCGTTCTCCAGCATTCTGCGGCACTGCTCCACCACATCTTCAGTCATTACCCGGCGACGGCCACCGACTCTCCCCTGCTCCCTCGCTGCGGCTAAACCCGCTCTGGTTCGCTCGGCAATCAGCTCTCGTTCCATCTCTGCCATTATCCACAGTCGGTTTTCGCTGTGATCCAGCGCGCTATCGACGAAATACGTTTTTTCCCGTGCGATCCAGGAATTCGCCTCCACCTCGGATAAGTGGATGCCGCGCCGGCGCAACGCTGACACAAAATCCTTTGTGTGCAGGTACTGGTATCCTTTGGGGTTGCGCAATACCGCCTCGCGGAAAGCCGCGGCGATGTCTGACTGTCGAAGCATGATCTGCCCTCCTGAATATACTGGTTATGCATACAGTAATTTCATTCAGGAGGCAGATCAAGAGAGAGCGAGGCTATCAATCCTCGCTACTGGTGTAACGTAATGATTATGCTGGGATGGTGCGGACTTTGTTAGCTAAAATATTGCTTATTTTTTGCGTAATCGTCTGCGATGAGATCTGCGGTCAGCCGAGTAGACCCGCTCAGGTCGTCAAGGCGTACACGATAGAAAACAGTGTTTGCCATGCAGTAGCCGTTAGCCAGATTTCCCAGCACAAACGCGTTTGTCACCGTCGGGACAGCCAGGGGAGTAAATGTTGGTGACGTCCCGATCAGCTCACCATTGAGGTAGAAATTGCAGTAGAAATTGTTCAGATTTTTATCTCGAACCACTTCTACCCCGTACTGGAATGGCTGACTCTGACCAACGACGGATTTAATTTTTGTTTGCGCCTCTGCGGGATACGTAACGCGCACGCCATATACGTACAGGACATGAATTGGAACGTCCGAACCATCGTTCACCTGCCGCACGCCGCCGATTTTAAACGCCGTGCTTGCGTCATCTGACAATGCGCCGGTGCCTGAGCCCGCGTAGAGCAGAGCCCAGTTTGTATTTGCGGGGTTTATCAGTTTGTCCGCCGGCCATTTTGCCCACACAGTAAACATAAATCGGGTCATATCCGGTGTTGGGTATGCCGATGCCGGGAGTTTTACACCCAGATTCTGGCCGGTTGCAGAGTAAATTCCCCCGCCACTACCATAATTCTGCGCATTTGAATTTGAATCGTTGGCGTTAATCGTTATCGCATCATCGACATAGCTCAGGTTTTTTAACGTGTTCAGATTTTTGTACTGTGCCTTGTTGCCGCCCGCCCAGTCCGATGCAAAATCAAAGACTGCTTTCGTTTCGGGAGTAATTGTCTGGTCGCGGTACAGTTTTACACCCGCGCCCAGGGTCAGATTTTTACGTACTTCAAATGGACCTGTCACTGTAGTCATTATAACCAGCCTTTTTTTGTCAAAAATTGAACGATAAATTCAGCGTTTACGTCTGCGCCAATATGTAATGCATTTTCCTGCAGAACCTGAGACGGATGCAGGTCGTCATATCGCAGACTCCGGGGGGTTGTTCCGGCTGCAACGTCGGCCACATCATCTGCATAGTTCGGGTTGGCGTGATTGATAAAGTTCTGGAGAATATCAACGCCCTCAATTTCGCAATAATATTCAGGGTATGCGCGTTTATACGCAGCGTTCAGCGAAAACATCTGCGCACGGCCTGCCGTGCCATTGGTCTGTCCGGCATCCATGAAATCAGCCAGCACCACGATTCGCGGATATTTAGATGATGCCTTAACTTTTTCCACCATCGCTTTCAAATCGGAAATAACCTGCGCAATACCAGCACTGTTATTTCGTCCTATCCAGAAAATATTAATCCCTTCAGCGTGCCTGTCATAAGTTGCATACTGCGGCGTTATCACCTGCCCGGTATCAATATCGGTCAGGGCCTCCTGTGTCTGGGGTATCCACGTCAGCGTTTCAGCAGCGGGAACCGTAATTTCCTGTCCTGCAGCATAGCGAGTGATTTTTAGCGTGTTGTCAGCGTACCAGTTAACCCACATTTTCTGCCCGTGGAAATACCCCTGCCCATTCAGCGCATAATTTTTCGCGCCCAGCTCCAGCGGGCCTGGCGACGAAGGCGTGACCTGGACAGCATCCGTTGTTGCCGGAATCTTCCCCGTCAAAGGCCATACTTCGATTCGCTGCCCGCCCTGGCGCAGAGCTGCGCCCTTGCTTGTGATATTGCTGCGGCCGAAATTCCAGACCGGCAGTCCTGTCAGTTTATACAGTTTGTTAGCCAGTCGTGGGTTTTGCAGAAATGAGTGCCCCCATAGCGTGATGATGTTTCGTGGGAATACCGGGTGGGGGTCGAAACTGGACTTCTTCGTAAACCAGAGCCCGCCTTTTACACCTGCATCGACATCACTCTGCCATTGCACCTCATCGCCGCTATCCCGGACGTTCGTCACGTTCGCATTGTCATGCGTCAACTGAGTTTCAGCGCCATTCGCATCAAATTTAAACAGCTGACTGTATGCGCCCACCACCCTGGCGTAATACACGTCACGCCGCCATGCCTCAGTTAACAGCCGGTCTCCGTCTGTAACAAACATATCGGCGCTCGCATCAGCATACCGGTATCCCGAACGCTCAAACTCTGTCGGCAGGCGAATTTCCCTGCTCCCCTCCTGAGCATTTTCCTCAGTAGTCCTGGCTGCCATAATAAATCTGTCCTCTGAAATAACTGCGTTGATAAAACCACTGCGGGCGAACTCGCGCGAGTCAATAACCCCGACCGAGTCAGAAATGACGGGTATATAAACATCTGAATCCAGCGCCACCGCAGACAGAATAAAGCGGTCAGCTGACAGCACAGCTGACCTGTATCCCGATCGCAAAAACTCAATAGGGTCAATAAATGTGATCTCAGCAGTGATACGAGACAGGGTGTCAAGGTCAATGCCGGGGATATCCAGGTCAGGAATAAAAAATGAACCATCAGACCGGACAGCGGTAATAATGAACATATCCTCGGCGACCACAGCAGACGCATACCCGGAGCGTGAAAACTCTGCAGGGTCGGCAAAGAGAACAGCATCAACTAACCCCTGGAATGGTTCAGCAGATAACATGCGGCGTCCGGTAGGCTGCAGCGTTCCGCTGACGTTCATATACTCGATAGCCAGATACGCGTCATCGGAACTGCGTACATAAGTGGTCGAGCCAGCAGGGATATTCGCGATATCAGCCTGCGCCTCTGACAGCGTCATGTACTGACGACTCAGGGGGATAAGATTCTGGCGGGTTGCCTCCGTGAGGGCTTCATTTTTCGCCATCATCTGGCGCCACGAATACAGAGGGTCACCTGCACGGTCGGGAACATCGGCGGCGGGGCCGTTCACCAGCTCATCGAGACGTTTGGCGTTATCGACCAATACAGCGGGAGACGTGCTCCCCAGATCCGGGTTAAAGGCCATGTTTTTTTGCTCCAAAAAGGCACTTCGCCTAAACGAGGGTTTGAGCGAAAAGAGTTAATTAGGGAAGTTTTTGGTTTTAGGCGACGTCGCCAGGGTATGTGGCGTCGTCGTAGTCGTAAAATTCAGCGCGGTATTGCCGGGCAGTTATCTCGCAGGTTCCATCGTCCTGTGGCACTATCTCGGACACAATGGCGTGATACAGGTCGCTCTCAGAACTACAGAAAATTAACCGGGGAGGTTCAATTATCGGATCATCCAGCAGGATATCGGCGAACTCAGATTGATACGGGACGGATACCTGATAGTTGTCGCCTGTGGGTGATGCTTCAAACAGCCGTGATGCTTTTCCATCCTGATAACGCAGATAGACGCGTGGATTTGCAAAAGTCCAGTCCAGCGGCTCCGACACATCGAATGTGGTCACCCCACCAGCAGTAGTCATCGACTCAATCAAACACGAAACGGTGTTGCTGCCAGGGATATCATCGGTCAGCACAATACGATCCCCGACGTTGTAACAGAGCGCGTCCAGTTCCGTCGTCGTTTTATGCGTCATGCGCTGCAGCTGGTATTTTCTGAGTCGGCGCATACCAATCTGATATGCGTGATCAGGATTGCCTACACCATCAGCCCGGTATGCCTCTATTTTCAGCGGCGTTGGGTTGCCAGGCAGACGGCATTGCACCGTCTCTTCTGCCCAGGTCGAGCCGTTGATATAGGTTACGTCAACACCATCGTAATCGTCGTCAGTCACCGTGACGAAATCGGTCTGCATCTCGGATACCATCTCGTGAGGGGTGATAGCCCCGGTCCAGGGTTTAACACCTTCACGACCCACTGATGCAACAGACTGGGTATTTAGCAGAAAATAACTTTTTCCGGCTGCAGCGATTTTCTGCAGCATTTCCAGCGCAGAAATACTGTCACCCGTGGCAAAATCGAAATACTCGCCGTTCGGGGTCCAGTAAGTCTGCTCCAGGGCATCTATTGCCTCAGTATCCATTTCCATACCAAGAGAACGGCCGACGTGATAAAGCGCACCAGAGATACTACGGGCTACGCCGGAGTCATAAATGCGCGTGGCCACAACGTTTACGCGCCGGTCAGACTGAGCCGCCAATTTGCCCCCCGTCTCAACCGTAACCCCCATCAGGGTGACGCCAGCATAGGATGTTGGCCGAGCCAACAAACGACCACGTAACGCTTGCCAGTACATCGAGTCACGCGCGTTATTGCTACCCTGCTCATTGCGGCGGCGGCAGCGCACCTCAACCAGCCCAGGAGAAGAGAGATCAAAACGCTCTGTAAAACCCAACCCGTTGATATTTTTAAGCGCGTAAACCCCCTGCCTGCTCGTCCAGCCAGAGCCAGAACCATAAACACGGTACTGTATTTCCCACTCACAATGCCTGATGCGTTTTTTGCCTTTGCTGTCGAATCCGCAAATACCGGAAGGAAATGAAAAATTCACTTCAAATGCGTCCACCACTTCAGATTCCGGGCAGGCAAGGAACGGCCCCATCCAGGTATTGTTGTCGCTGATCCCTGTAGCCTGATAGTCAATCATCGTGCGGGGTGAGAAGCCAGACCAGGAAGGATCAACCACTCCATCAATCAGCCGCTGAACCGTTGCGGTCGTACCGTCCGCATCCGCAATGCGGTACTCGTTGCCACGGTGAGCCAGCGCCAGGCGTTGTGTTCCCTCCGGTATCCCGGAAAATGCCACTCCGGTTGCACTCCCATACGCCAGCGTAACGTTAGCAGTTATTGCCGGACTGCCTCCGCTGGACGCGGTGCCGGAGGTAAATACAGGACTGTCGCCAAAAACGGCTACCGGTAGAGATGATGAGGTAATGTTTCCTCCGAGCCAGGGGCTTGATGCCTCTGCAATCAGCACAACACCGCCGCTATCCTGCGCCAGTAATCCTGATCCGGTCAGGCCCTCGTTTATTACCGCCAGCAGGCCGGACATATTCATATAGTCTGCAACGAGGGAAATGGTGTACTCATGTCCCTGCCAGGTGATCGTAAAAGTCTGGCCGGTACCGGAGTAATCATATGTTGATGGGGAGGCATTTGCTTTCAGGCTGGCCGCATTTCCACCCACCCCGGGTATCGCGTCCTGTTTTGCCGTATAAGTTGCAATAACCAGTTCGTATTCAGTGCCGTTAATTTCCAGGGTAACCGGCATCCCCGGATAGGGATTAATTTCACCCAGAGAGTTACTGGCGAGAACGCTATATCCCGACGAGGTTGAAACCAGAAAATTCATCGGGGCGACGATCGTAACAATGGCCCCCTCAACCCACGACTCAGGCAACGCATTGCCTTCATCGTCATCATCGTTGCCATCATCCAGCCCGTTAAACGTCACGGATGCGCCAGAAACGGTCATACTGTCGGCGTTGATATCTGTCGAATCTGGCGAGGTCTGGGCCATATCAAGCCCACTCCCGCTGGAAGTACCACCTACCTCTGTCGAGTTGAACCAGTTTTCACTTCGCCGATCTCCTGAAACATCTGCTCCTGGTGAATAAACGTTGTAACTGAACGAGTCCCCTAATGCTGAAATAGGTGTTGAACCCACACGGATATCACCATTTGTAAACGCGAAATTCCCCTTTCCAAGGCAAACCATCATTTCGACAGTCATTAGAGTTGGATCATCAGGATTAAAGCGCGTCACTGGCTGTACGACATAATCTGGATAGATACGGCAACGCCCAAACACTTCGCGGATTGGGTCGCCAAGTTTCGCCTGGTTCGCTTTGGCTGGGTTTAAATCCAGCCCCAGACCACTGGAGGATGAATAGCCGCCTTTATCCATGTTCGACATGGTGATCAGCACATACACAGCTGAGGCTGCAGCGATGGCCGCCGCTGCCCAGGCAGCGATAGCAGTTGCCGTCACTCCCTCACCAGGGATCGGGTAAACTTTTACATCGCTCTCAGCACTGATAAAGCATAAAGGCCATTCTGCCGGTGGGACCGGCTTACCATTCACCTCAAACGTAACACGCTGCACCATATCGTTACGGTAGTTATCGACATGCTGGAGCATCCAGTCATGTATGGTCGTATCCCGGTGTTCATGCGTCTCCAGCGGTTCGCCAGGCAAACGCGACGGGTAAAGGCGGATTGTCACTGGTAATACTCCACTTTCAGAAACTGACGTTCAAAACGCGCCAGGGGAAGAATGGTTACGTTGCGCCGGGGATTGCATTCAATAACGTAAAGCGCTCCCTCCATTTCGACGACAACACCAAGATGGCCGATAATATTTCCCATATAGCAGGCGGCAACCGCACCGTTGCACGGCTTGCAGGGAGTCAGGTCACGCGAAAAACTCTCGCAGACTTCCCCCATTTCAGAGCTTCCACGCTCTTTAATCACCGCCTCAAACGCGGGCCATTCAGGCAGCCCCAGATCCCGGCGGACCTCATGTACAATGCCGTAGCAGTCGAGAACAGGAAAAGTGCGGCCGCCCATCTGCCAGCGGACAGTCAGGTATTTGTCAATGTTGAGCATAAGGAACCTATCGGGAGTAACGGAGACCCTGGAAGTACGTCAACGTGTATCTGTCACGTGGCCAGGCATAATCGAGCATATTTTTAAATCCGGCGGTGACGTTTACAGTAAGCGGAGTCCAGGAGCCTCCTTTAACCGGCATGACGTAAGGCGGCTCCGCTGGCGCGGTAAGGTCGGTTGAAATGTATTTTCTGAATGTGATGCTGGCAGTGGATATGGCATCAATGACCTTGCGAATAGCCGTGGATACAACGCCGTCGATGTTGCACAGCATAAACTTCAGGTCCTGCGTCCCGTCTTCGTTTCTGGCAGGAAGGGAAAGGACAATGGCACAGGCAATAAACGTTACTGTTTCGCCCCCCTCGGTAACCGCCGTAATGTCCTCATACCCCTCACACAAATAATGCGTCTGACCGCCAATATCGATCTGCAACGTACCAATGATGACCTCCGACCCGGAGGACGCATAAAGGCGGTTAATCGCTGTCATGTTTAGGCCACTCCCTGTTCAGAGCTATATCGAGTAAAGAACTCCCGACAATCCACTCCGGATATTTCCCCCAGCCAACTGGAGCGAGTGGACGCTCTCTTAACTCAACAGTTGCTGAATAACGCCAAAGACCGGGTTTAATAAAGGTAGGCCCCTTATAAATACCTACAAATCGGCATTTAAAAAATTTAAGGCCAACAGGTGTTTTGCATTTCATGTAAAACCATGCAACACCATCGGTTAATACATCCCTGTACCATGCTTCAAATGCCTGTGCTTGCGCGTCAGTTTTAAACTGCCAGACAACCGTATTATCAGTCGGCACTGATGTATATTTTCTACGCTGCCTGGCAAGCCCCCCCACCCTATCGGTTCGAATCATAGGATCAGTCGGTTCAAATCCATAATTATCGTACGTGGGGCCGGGGATACAATCATGAGGATAATAAATATCGGTCATTATTTCTTACGCCTCCCCGGATAAACTGATTTAAGTGATCGACCATAATTCTCAGTTGGATTAATAACCTGGGAAGTAAAATATTGCTTAAGCCTTTTTTCAGATGCACGCTGCCGCTGATCCAACATTTGGACCATTGCATCGTCCGGTTTCCCGGTGTAGGTGTTATTGAACTCAACATGCAGCGGGTTTCCGGCAAGGGAACGCTGTTGCCGCACCTGTTCCAGAGTGGCATCCAGTTTTGCTGATGTTCCTGCCGTTGTTACACGCTCCCCTTTTTTCAAAAGCCAGGTACCCGTTTCCGGTATTTTATCGATACCATCGTGCGCCATGCCAGAAAGGGCTAATCCTGAGATCGCAGCAACAAGAGGCTCTGTGACACCAATAGCTGCAGTCAAAGCCGCGGGAGCCATAGCCGGGCCCACGATTGGAATAGCCGCAGTGGATGCATATGCTGCCAGTTGAGCCTGCAATGCCGTAGCCTGCGCATTAGAAACCATTGGGGCGATAGCCGAAGCTTGCGTGGTTTTCCCGACAAGCAACTGTACACCCTGGTATACCAACCACTGGGCTGCAAGCTGGGCCAGAGTCTGAATGACTGTCTTGCCAAAGCCTTCAACCATGTTACTCAGGGCATCGCCAGCATCTTCAGACTGAGTCGCAAGGTCATATAACCCCTGCTGGAGATTGCTTGTTACTCCGCTGAGCGCAGTATTGGTCGTATCCGCAGCAATCTGGTTATAGTTGGCGGCCATGTCAGCATAGTTTTCCCATGACGACTGAACGCCGGCCAACCAGTTATTACGCATTTCATCCTGTGCAGCGTAATAGCCCTCAAGGGCGGAAAGCTCTTTCTGATACCCTTCATCTTCCAGGCTTCCACCTTGGTTTTTCCAGCCCTGCCTTAATTGCGCCCTCTCATTATTTCGCTGTGCATCCCTGCCACTTAACCCAGCACTATCTGTCAGTGCAGCAGTCTTTTCCTGCATCTGAGTAACATATTTTAACGAGTTATCCTGAAGCTTATTCAGGCGTTCCTGAGCAACGATCTGATCGCCAAGTTTCGCATTAACCTCAGCCTGCGCCAGAACCTTATCCTTGCTGGCGAGTAAAGATTGTTCATCTTTGCTCAGCGCGCGTGTTTTCGATGCCTCTTCGATAACCGTGAATTTTGACTGTAAAGACCACAAATTTTTACGTTGCTGACTGATGGTATCGTTAAGCCCCGTATGCTGTTGCAGCAACTTTAACTGGGTCATCAACTGCAGGGTTTCGGCATCAGTCTGATCAGAAGAACGATCACCAGCAGAAACTTTAACGCCTTTTGGTTTCGGCGTTTTTTTTAAGGTGGCCTCATATTCTTTCTTTGCTGCGGCCATATTGATGGCGTAATCAGCCTGTAGGATATGCCCTTCTTTCAGAGCTTTATTTAATTCATTCTGCCTGGCGGTATACTTTTCAAGCGCAGTCTGCGATTTAGCATAATTGGCTTGTGCTTGAGCGGCATATTTCTGTTTTTCAGATTCTGCCTCCGCTTCCTTTTCGGCCGCTGCTGCGCTGGCTTTGGCAATACCTGCTTGCTGCTGCGCCATATCAAGAGCCAGTCGGGCCGACTCCCTGTCATTCCAGAAACGGGCTCTGGCTTCATCGTTTACATAGCGATCATTTTTCCTGAGGTTCCAGATGTCATCAGCCTGCTTAAAAGCTGATTGCGCCTTGCTTACCATCTCCCCTGCGGTGTCAGGCAGCCCCAAATCCAAAGCAGCATCCCACATGGATTTAAACGCGCGTTTCAACGAATCAGCAGACCGCTCAATCGTCCCCATGTTATCGATCAGGCTCTGAGTCTGGATGTTAAATCCCTTCGTCGCTGCATCATTAGCCGCCTGAAGTGCAGCGGCTTCATCTCCTGAACGTTGTAACTGAGCAACGTAATCAATCTGCTCGGCTGTCACATTATGAAATTGTTGCGCCATCGCAATCAGGCCGGACGTCGGGTCATTGGTCAGTTTCCCGAACGCTTCCGCAACCTTTTCAATGGGGATACCAGATGCCGTAGAAAATTTTGCAACTGACTGGCTTAGTTCATCAAAACGCGCACCCGCCCCCACGCCAGCATTAATTAATGCAGTCAGAGAATCAGTGGTTTGATCAAAGGTGAGTCCTGCTTGCTGTCCCGATTTTGCCAATGCCAGCATTCTGTCGGTAGTCAGACCAGCCGTGTTACCTGATAGCGTCAACGTCTTATTAAAATCGGAAAGGGTTGACGTTCCCTGATAGAAGATATATCCAATTCCGGCACCTGCGGCGGTCAAAGCTGCAACCCCAACGGCCAACGGACTTACAGCTCCAAGTAATCCTCGAAATGTTGGGATCAGGCCGCCAAATGAGTCTTTAACCTGACCGCCTTGCTGTAGCAAAATTAGCCATGGGCTCTGCCCACCAGCTAACTGAGTTGCGACATCAGTAAGCTGCGCAGGCAACATGCGCATTGCATTATTGTATTGGCCGATTGAAATACCGGCACGTTTTGCAGCACGTTCCTGCCGCGTGAAAGCTGCGGTGACCTGGGATGTACTGTCGTTCGCGGCTCTACCTAACCCGCTCAGCTGCTTATTCAGATGAGCAACTTCCTCATCAAATTTTGCGCTATCGCCGTCAATTTTAACGACCAGATCACCCACTGGCTGGGACATAGCGAACTCCTCCAGGAATGCTTTCGGCTATCGACATAAGTTGCTCGTCTGAATCCAACTCACTTTCTCCCTCACGTTTTGATAACAAACTAAAATCAAGGGAGGTAATTCCGTGTTTATCGGGATCGGTGAAGAGACTGACAGCAAGATAACTAAGATTGGCAAAATGAGAGTCCAGGAGGTCGTCGCTAAAACAATTATCCTGGTAATACTCAATCCATTCGAACCATTCAGAGGAAGACATTTCCGAAAGCATTGCGCGCCAGTCTGGCCGTCCAAACTCCCTGGCTAATCGCATAGCAAAGCGACGTGAGCGGGTCAGGACTTTTCCAAATCTGGCTCTTCCTCTTCTTCAGTTTTCTCAGGGTCATTATTAACTGGTGGGATCATCCCTGAAAGCATACGCACAAGTAATGCAGCGCTGCCCAATAACCCTGGTGGATATTTTCGTATAATTTCAGGGAAAATATCTTTCCCTTCACGTTGCTCTTCATCCGCCTCGCTCAAGGATAATGCAACGAGCATGGCCTGATCACGCATAGTCAACAAGGTGGCCAATTTAAAGTTTTCTTCAGGTGTGCTTTCCTCTGATGGTAATGACTTCCGCTCTTCAACCATAAATTCAATATATTTCATTCTACTGTAAGCCGATAACTCAAACAGTAAAATACTCTCACCATCGGGATTTAACGTGTCTTTTTTAAGATAAGTCATTTCATTACCTTTCGCGGTGCCTTAGCACCGCTGACGAATATATTAAGGGTTAGTCGAAGCGTTATCTTCAGCCAGAGAAGGTTTACCTTTATTGGTGATTTGTGCACTACGGGTAATAACTTCGTTTCGTGAAATAGTCTTACCCAAACTACTTACCCAGCCGGTGAAAACATCAACTGCCCCATTTGGATATTTAATTTTGTAAGATTTTTCATCACCACTCATAAACCAGTCAACCAGATCCTTCTGGCCAGATTCACCAGGTTTCCAGGCAAGTGTTACGCTGGTTTGACCGGCTGACTTAACACCCTGAGCTGTTGCATCCCAGTCAGGCGCATCATCATCAATATAGGAATCATCATATGACTCTGCAGTCAGTTCCCCAGGTGTTAATTCCTTAACCTTTGCCGTTCGTGTCCAGCCGACATCACTTAACGGATCATCGTAGGGATCACCAGTTCCGGTATAAATCCAAAAAGTTGTCCCGGCACCTTTCGTCGGCGTGGTAGGTGTTGGAGTTGGCATATAGTCCTCACATAATATAAGTCAGGGAATATTGGAGATCGGCGGAGCCCCATGTAGTGGCTTCATCGTCACGTTGGTAGTCGTACCCGGCAACGCTGATGGTTTCAACGATACTGGCAAGCTCAGGAACGTCATCCATGGCCGGATAGATGCGGGTTTCCATCCATTTATCCAGCTCGCTATCGGTAGCAGTTGCTTTAAGGAATACTTCAATGTGAAGGACAGCCTCCCACTCTTCCTCATCAATACTGCCGCCCGTCGCCTTTGCATCAGTAAGATATACAGCGACCGCGGGTAACTCTTCTGGAGCCAGGAAAGCTGGCCGACCGTCATACCAGAATATTTTTCCGGAGTTGATTGACTTCAGTTTATCCAGAACAGCTTTTCGTACTTGCGGGTGAATCATTTTGTCACCAGCCTTATCTGATTTTTGATCGCAGCCATCATTTCTTTTGGCATATCAGATGCCATCAGTTTGGGAAGTTCTTCTTTGAATGCAGCAGTCAGGGGGGTGGCCAGAGGTACTTTCACCACTTCTACCGGGTAACGAGATTTACTGGTTCGCCGAAGAACATGCCAGCGACCATTATTAAGCTGTTGCACAAAAGCACCAGGGAAGCTGAAATTCCCAATCTTCAGAACGCTTCCAGAACTACCGTTGTCGCGCTTTCGTCGTGAAAGTTGAACTCGTACTGGCCCCAGCTTTATCGCCGGGAGGTTGCCGCGATTTACCCGGATGGTAGCCATTGGTTTTTTAGGGCTTGCCCGTTTAAGTTTGGCGCGCTGCATGACCAGTTTTCGCTTAACCTTAGTCTCTTTCGCCACTCGCGTAGAGCTGCGGCTGATTGCCCTTCCAGCTACCCGGTTAATGGACTGGGATGTCGCCCGAGGAATGGCATTTTTACTGATATTGCTCAGGTTCTGCCTGAGCTCTTCCAGCCCTTTAATCGTCACCTGTGACCTCCTCAATCCAGATTTGCGGCTTACCATTAAAGAGGAGCCATCGGGTAACGGTGTAAACCTGACTTTTATAAATAACCTCATCTCCCCGCGCCGACTGATAGCCAGCGCTGAAGATAACCAGGTTAATCCCATCCCCCGCGACCGGCCCCAGCTCAGGCAGCAGGTGACTTTCAACAGCAATATGCTCATCGCCATTAATAGTCACCGTTCTGCCCAGCCTTTTCGCCGTCAGTTCATCCATTCGGCCAGCCATATTGTCAAAGGCATTAGCCATTGATTTTGACTTCCAGGACGGTAACGCCTGCCGCAGCATCCTCCCAGGCAGTCCCGGCTAACACCGCATCGGTGTCATCCATCTGAACATTTCCAGCTTTGAGATATACCTTTTCCCCGGCGGTCACGGCATCAGCTGGCAGCTTAGGTAAAAGAAAGACACCTTCAGCGAATCCGTCGCCTACATCACCCGGCTGAATATCGGTAATTGCAACCGCAATCATTCCGCCTAAAGAAACAGGTGTACCGCTGAGAATTTCCTCAGTACCAGAATTTTTCACGGGGATGGTTTTGCCGTCTTGCACATAATTTTTAGCCATAACGTCTCCTGTCAGCCCCGCAGGGCTGATTTCAGGTATAAAAAAAGCCCTTCCGGGCGTCGTTTTCAGAACTGTAATGATTACTGGCCGCTGGATTTCACCAGGCCGCGGAAATCTAACGGCGCAACACCCGCATCGATACGCACCTTCGTGGCGATCCCGTCGGTATTGAAACCTTCCTGCTGGTCAATGTAAGGCGTATCAACACCGTTCAGATATGCCACTTCGATGGTATCGGTGCCTTTAGCCGCAGCCAGATACCAGGCGTTAGGATCCTTGTGGTCCAGTCGCGGTTCAGAAATAACTTCCGCAAAGTTCTGAATAGGGTTGTTAATCCCGGAGTTGATATCTGCACCCTTAACGCTTGCCGATTTAATCGTCTGATTGGCCAGCGTTTCGAGACCCACCGGCACCAGCATATAAGCCGGACGAATATTCAGAGTGCGATCGCCCTCTTTCTGCAGGCGCATCAGTTTGCGGGCATCATCAATGCTCGAAACAGAAATGGCGCCAGAGGAGAGGTTTTTGTGATCGGCATGGAACAGCGGTTTGCCGTCGGACAGTTTCGGGTTATCCAGCAGAATCGCATATACCAAATCACCAATGGTAGCTTTCGCAGCACGTCCCATTTTCGCCGGGACGTCAGTCAATGCGTTCAGATCATCGTTGATAATCGCCTGGCGGGTAATTGAGAAAATTTCCCCATAGGTAGCCAGTGCGATCGTTTCGCCTTTATCGCCCGTGGTCACATATTTATATTCAGCCCCTTCGCGAACCTTACGCAGGGAGTTAAAACCGCCAATTCCCACGCGGTGAGCAGTTTTAAAATCAGACAACTGACCTTTCTTCGTCCACAGATCAAAGGTCTCTGCTGCCTCATCCCACCCCTGCAGAAGCGACTTATTCGCCACGTCGAGCAGAATATTGCCAAAATCAGAGGTGCTGTGCGTCAGCGCAAGCCCTACCATCTGCATCGGGTTATAGCTGGATACGCCAATTCCCCGCTCAGTCAGGGCCATGCGGGCATATTCACGCAGGGTCATGCCGTTGTAGACATTGTCACGTTCCTGATCTTCAAATCCGGCACGCGCCATCAATGCCTGGCGAATACCATCGGCGACAAAATTACCGTTACCTGCATGAATATGCGCTGGCGTGGTTTTCGCCGATGGTGAAGCATCTTTACCCAGCAGCGCCAGCAGTTTGTCTTTAGCCTGATCGACAGAGCAATCCATATCTGCTACACACTGCGCCTGCAGTTCGGCGTGTTTACCACCAAACATCGCAAAGAGGTTGTTAATACCATTAACGCGATCCTTTTGCTCAGCGATTACCTGAGCACGAATGGTGTTTTCGTCAATTACGGAAGGTTGGCTCACCACCGGCTGCTGCATTTGTGGTTGCTGGGGATCGCGTTGCGTGGTAGCTCGCGGCGGCGTTAACATGTTGCGAATATTTTTTGGCATCTTTTCGAAGTCCTCAATACGTTTAGACTGGATACAGGCCATAGCCTGAAGAGAGGGGGTGACCTGGTCGGCAAAACCCATAGCGACGCATTCTTTGCCGTCCATCCATGTTTCATCTTCCAGCATCGCCGCTATTTCATCGGGGCTCTTACCCGTTTTCTCTGCATAAGCAGGGATCAGAACAGACTCAACCTTGTCCAGAAGCTCTGCGTAGTCACGCATATCGTTGGCATCACCACCAGCAAAGCCCCAGGGCTTATGGATCATCATCATGGTGTTTTCAGGCATGATGACCGGATTACCTACCATAGCAATGACCGAGGCCATAGATGCGGCCAGACCGTCGATATGAACGGTAATTGACGCACCATGATGTTTAAGAGCATTAAAAATGGCGATGCCGTCAAAGACATCGCCACCAGGCGAATTGATATGAAGATTAATATGGGTCACATCACCAAGCGCTTTAAGGTCGTTAACAAACTGCCGGGCGGTTACGCCCCAGTAGCCGATCTCGTCGTAGATATAAATTTCTACCTGATTGTCGGCGCTGGCCTGCATACGAAACCACGAATTACTTCTTGCGCTGGCTTTCGGACGACGGGGCGTCCGGTTCTTTGACTTCGGCACTGGTGCCTCCTTTATCGTTTGCAGGATCGGTGTCATACACCAGTCCCAGTTCGCGGTTATCATCAACTTCAGCCTTGCGACGACGTTTCACATCATCCGGATTGCGCCCGCTAGCTCGCACCCAGTCAGATTCTGTCGCAGCACCACCTCGGATTTGCGCTTTCCAGGCATTAGCCTCTTTAACTGGGTCGATCCACGGCATGACCGGACCGGAATAAACTGCGGTGTAAAGCGACGCCATATCCAGCCCACGTGGTAGCTGAATTTCGCCAGAAGCCACCGCCATTTTTAACCAGTTTCGGTACATTGGCCGGGTAATTGCTCCGATGAACCAGTCCTGGAGGATCAGATAACCGTCTGTTGATTCAACCAATTCCTGGCGCTGAGCGCTGTACGTTCCATCGTAGTTTCTGGCTGTACTGGAGAAGCTGAGACGAGCACCAGCAGCAACGGCGCGCAATTGCCCATTTCTGAATGTTTCAAGGTTAGGGTTTGGTCTGTCAGATTTGATCATCCCGATGTCTTCACCGGGAAGGAGATCATCATAGATAATGCCTGGCTCAATCATTACATCACGATTATCTTTGCTGTTCTCATCCGTAAAACTTTGCCCGTCCCCTTTTTTTATGTACATCCCCAGGGCGGCGGCTATGCGTGCGGCCGTTAACTCCGCATCCTCGTATTCTTTCAGCGCACTGAGGCGCATGAGAACACCAGAAAGGAGAGACGTCCCTCTGGTTTGATGAAGGCGACGGGTAAATTTGAGATGAAGCATATTGCCGGCATCAATATCTTTCGTATCCAATTGACGGCCGGTAACAGGCAGACTTTTATAAACCAGGTACTTTTTCGGGCGTCCCCAATTATCGACATAAACCCCCTGACAAAGTTGCTGTGACTCATTGTTGGTCATCGGCACAAAATCAGCCTCTAGCGCTTCAAGCCAGAAAGGTACACCAGCCACTGGATCAAGTCCCTGCGCTGAGCCACTCACCATCTGAGCGAAAATTTCCCCGTCCCTGAGCCAACTCCTGAGCATCAACCGCTCAAGCATCGGGCGGGTAAACTGTCCCGTAACCTCAGGGCTGACTGACCATTCGGCCCACTTCGTTCTGATTTGTTCTGCCAGTTTTTTTGCGATATTTCCGTTTTTTAGTACCGGGTGTGGCTCAACAATAATTCCTTTAGCTCCAACTACCCTTTCCTCGAGCTTATCGAATACACCAATAACCAGATCGTGGTTATTGTCCAACCAGCGAGCCTGTTCTCGAAGTGAAACAGCTCCCATCTGACTAAGCTGGTTAGCGGAACGATTTTCCCTGCGGGCCTTATGCGTACGAGTAGGCTTAACAGCTTCATATGCCTGTATCATTGCTCTCGAACGTAACCTCGCAGCTTTCCAACTAGGGGAAAAGACACCAATCGCATCATCTAACAGGCTCATGGAAACCTCGCGAGCTTATAACCGGGTCGCCCGTTACGCTGAGCCAGCAGGGAAGCAAGACGACGCTCCCATTCCTGACGCCCCTTGCGGATTTCAGACAGGTTCTCCAGCGTCATCTGCTGCCCGTTGAATGTTATAGACTTTCCATCCAGCACAGCTATTTCCGCATCGTTATAACGCTGGATAATGGATTCAATATCGGTTTGTTTCACACCCAGCCTCCTGATGATGTAGTCCACGGGTTGTTTTCGACATCCGTCTTATTTGCCTTCCGTTTTTTTCTGCTATGGGTCGTTTTTTCTGATAACGTGGGTGACGCCTCGCCAGTTTCCGGCGTGCTTTCTTCAATCCACGTTGCCCTCCTCGCCCATTCAGGCGCATCCGGCCATTTGATCTTTTCGTATCCGTGCAATATGGCCAGCGCATCGGCATAAACGAGTAGATCGAAAGCTTCATTCGGACCTCGGCCCGGTTTGCTCCATTTTCCATCGGGTGAACGTTCCTCATAGGTCAGCTCATCGTAAAACCAGCTGCCGAGCCATTTAGGGAAATGCACATAGTTCGGGCCGGGTGATTCTCGCCATAGGGCGTTATTCACCTGATCTTTCAGCGCATCAGTCTGAAGAAGGTAAAGCGGCACATCGCCAGCGGCTTTTGCCCGGCGAGTTGATCTGTCAGTGTTATCAGGAAATGTTCGGGTAATTAGTTTTGAGCGTCGGACACTGTCGCCCTTGAAGAGGAAAATCTTTTTACCAAGCCCATCCCGGCGGCACTTACGCCAGAACTTATAGGCGTTATCGGTGACACCATCCTCACCGCCGGAATCGACAGCCATCGCCATGAGCCGCATGCGTTTTGAAGGGTTGCTCGCTAAGGGCCATGACTTTTCGAACACGTCAGACAAAAGTAAATCCCAGTCTTCCGGGTAACTTGCCGGATCGATGGAGTAACATTCACCGTGCTCATTTGCCCGCAGAGACTGGCGTATGTTGTAGCGATCGACCAGCCATCTCTCACCCTGCTCACCGTAGCCAGTCACCTGAACCACGAAACGACGGGATTTACCGCCCTGCACATCAACGGTTGCAGTCATAAAGAGCACACCATCTGGTACAGATCGCTTCGGCACGTCTTCAGCGCGTCGTTCGAGCAGCTCACTCTTACGTTGTTCGAGACTGGCTCGGGGTAGATAAGGCCGACCAAAGTCGGTATTAACTACCGTTTTCAGCGTCTCTTCACTCTGGGTGGACTCATATTCCTGCTCAGCAGTCAGGAATTTGTATATCATCTGCGACCATGTCTGATATGCAGCCGCAGGCCCCTCCATCCAGAATGAAGCGATGCGTGATCGCCGCGGCTCCCCAAATCTGTTGCCATCACGGTCTATTTTTTCTCCATCGCGTAACCAGACATGGCGGATATTCAGTTCACGTTTCATATCTGCGGTGATCCTGCCTTTGCAGGCCGGGCACTGGAGATATGCAGACTCACTTGCCGCAACGGGATCAAGGGAATCCCGGTAGCCCGTCATATTGGCTACCTCCGGCTGAAAATATTCTCCGCAATGCGGACACGGCCAGTAAAGGCGACGGCGGTCACCGCGATTAAACAACGATAATATGCCGGTAGTCGGCGGTGCCTCATGTGCGGTGTTTGGTCGCCATTTCGTGTCACGAATATCTCGACCTGGTGAACTCTCAACCAGAGTCATGCCGCTGGACATAAACGTAGTGGTACGTTTCGAACCCAGGGAAAATGCATCACCTTCTCCGTCGATATCTTCAGGAAAGCGGTCATAGTCAGTCAACGCCACGCTTTTATAGTCTGACGACGACATAATGTTGACTGACGGCCAGCCCAGTTTGAGATAGTTACCGGCCCGGAAGGTGCGGTCGTGAACGTTATTGTCGTTACGACGCGGACTGAGTCGCGATTTTACTTCCGGACTACACCGGAATGTGCGATCGAGGCGTTTCTTGGAATGTTCACGCGCTTTCTCTTCGGAGACCTGAATAACCAGCATGTCAGCGGGATCACAAACGATGTTGTAGACAATCCAGCCATCAATCAGGCCAATCGTTTTCCCGGTTCGGGCCGGTCCGACAAACACCACCGCATCATATTCACGGGATGCCAGACAATTCATCGGCTCAATAATATAAGGGGCCAGATTGGGGTCCCATGGTACGGAGTTACCCGCCCCCATCGGCACACGCATATATGAGCTGACCGCATCGGCCACCTGTATACGACGTGGGGCACGAAGAATACCGGAGACATCGCGGCGTATCCCCCTGGCAGATGCCCGTTTTGTCATCAGTCCTCCTCTGGCTCATCCTCCTCTGGTTCAGCGTCCATTACTTTTTGGGCAACCTGATCGCGCAGGTCATCAATCACGCTTTGCACGCGTGATACCGCAACCGGCGTAAGTGCACAGTCGCGCTCAAGAATGTCCGGAAGTGTTTCAAGTACCATGACGACGGTTTTCGCCATCATTGAAAATTCACGTGCGACGTCTTCGGCGGGGATAAGTTGCTTGGTATCTACTTCAAATTTCAACCGCTCGTTTTCTGCTTTCCAGTGAGCGAGGCGATCAGGGGGTGTCATCTCTTCAAGACTCGATGAGGAAACCGTCGGGATCATTAATTCTGTCAGAATATCAGTGACAAGATACAACTTAAGTTTGCTGTTGCTTCCCTGGGCGGGACTGACATTTTTTAGCCTGGTAGCGACGGTCTGGCGGTGTACGCCAGTAATCCCGGCAAGCTGGTTGATATTGAGTTTTAAAGTAGCGATTTCCTGGTCCATGATGGTGAACACTTTTTATACGATTCGACATCATTGAAAATCCGACATCTGGAAAATCAATAACCTGTGCACATGATGATGATGACTATGAAAAATGAAAACTAGCCGTTTTCCGCGAGTCCGCCGCCCCGTGGTAGCCCACCCCTCCGGGAGGACCCATTAAATGATAATGATTACCATTTGCGCTTTAATAATTCAAACCCACCACTCATGGCCATTTAGACGTCTAAACATCCAATTTCACCATTTGAAATCAGAAAGTGATATTCATTCGCATTATCAAGACCCCTCGCAATGTGAGGGCTTCTGTAATGCGTACGTCTACTGTGCAGATGGAGACAGCTCCCCTTCTTCAAACCATGCGTCTACAGCTCGCCCGTCTGCTGCACGATAATGAATAAGGTACTGATTGGGGCCATGCGTATATTCAGCACGAGCTTTGATATGCCCTTCTTCTTCACTGATACTGACGGTTACCACCTGACCAAGTTCATGTTTAAAGCTCATCGGTTATTACCTCTTTTTGCATATAAAAAACCCCGCCGAAGCGAGGTTCTCGTTTGACTGAAATGGCTATTTCTTGAGTGCCTCAGCATAAGCCTGAGCGCTCTTTTGTGATGACTCCATTATGTCATCAGTCAGCGTTTGCTGGCCCCATTTGGTGACCTTACCATTAACGAAAGTTATAACCAGTCGATCGTTAGCCAATTGTTCGTTATCAATGATTGTGTAGCCATAGAGAGCCTTATTCCAGTATATCCAGCGCTCACGTTCCTGGTTCACATCCGTCCTGCGTGGTGACCCCATGATCTGCATGACGTCGTTTTTGTTCATTCCAAGAGATAAAAGCATTGATCTCTGGTTGTAATCTACTTTCTGGACTGTTGGCGCACATGCGGTAATTGTTAAAGCTGAAACACCAATTAATGCTGCAAAAAGTAACTTTTTCACGTCCCTATTCCCCATCGGTTTATTTGGGACAGATTAACAGGGGAAACAACAACACCGCAATTGAGCCCTGCATTATCACAGGCACTCAGTGAATGCCTGCTGTAATGCCTTAGCTCGCCTGTTCTGCGATGGTATCAAACAGCGCCAGCGCCTCAGTCGCTTCCTGGATGGCCTTACGGGTCTTCGAGACAATCTCACTTTCAGTGAAGACGCGATCGAAAGAGTCAGCGAATAGCTCAGCTTTCAGATTGCTATCACCAACCCAGTCAATGGCCAGCTTGGCCGCTGCGGTGTCGTAGTTAACTTTCTTGATGATATCCAGGCGGATTTGCTCGGATGCGGTGATCTCTGACATGTCTTACCTCTGTGCGATGTGGGGAGCATTATCGAAGCCCCTCGATGAAGGACTTCTGTAATGCCTATTCAGCCGGGACGATATCAATGAAATACTCTTTCCCCTGTTCAAACTGTTCGAATGCTGCTGGGTTAGAGATGACCATTTGCAGTTGACCGCTTGGGGTATACTTCGACCAGCTCTCATTCTCCGCACTGCCAGTCGTTACCGCGATAAGGTGGACGACAGCAGTAGAATTATCCGACGATTTGTTGATGCTGTTACATTGAAATTTTGCACGTACTGACATGGTTTTATCCTTGAGCGGGTATATTGAATTGTTTATCCCTTAGTGGGGTTAGCGCATGGGAAAGTTGATGAGAAACATAAGCCCGATAAATGCACACAACAGCCCAACAGCTGCGCCTACAACGATGAGCGCCCAAACAATAATGGTTCCTATGGTTGCAATCATTTCGTAGCCCTTTCGGTTGTACATGGTTTGCTTTTACTAGCTCGTAGGCGGATATTGTTGGGAGGGAAAGCATGGAGATGACCAAATGAAACAGATACTTTTTACATGGTTTGCTTTTACAAATACCTATGCCTGCATCACCGCCAGCATTAATGTGAACAACTCGCTAATGCTTAATTCAGCTGTGCCGTGGATTGTTGGGGTTTCTCTTGGAGTAATCACCAATTACTTATTGGCTAAAAAACTAAAGGAAAGTGGGTTTCTGTAGGCCTGCAGGTTTCTGGCCAGGTTACTTCTTAACGCTGTCCGGCATCACCGCACCAACAACGCCAGCCAGCGCTACGCCGCCAGCGATGACGGTTTCCTGAATGCCCGGCGGCATCTGATAACCAAATACGCCTGCAACAACAAGAATGATGCCGCGCCAGGTGGACGGCTCTTTCAGTCGATTAATGAGATAGTTCATAGCTTCCCCGTGTTTTCGATAAAAATACTTCTCGCTCTGCCTTGCGGCGATTGGTTAGCCCAGACATTGCTTTCCCGCCTGATTTATTCCAGCGAAGGAACTCATCAGCTGCGCCTTTCACATCACCTGCATTCAGCTTTTTCATCAGCGTTGAGGTGGATAGCGCTCGCGTACCGATGTTATAGGCCAGCGACACAAGCGCGTCGTACTGATTCTGGGTGACGGAAACTTTGAGCATCTTGCTTACCGCCAGGTCAAAGCTCACCACGCCAGTGCGCAGCAGGCGATCCGCTGTCGCATCGTCAATCTTCATTCCCGGCTTGATAGGCTTGCCGTCTACTTTCCCCGTCCAGCCGAAACCAATCGTCCAGGGATCACCGCCGGTGCCCGGGTCCGGGTATGCGGTTAATCGACATCCTTCAAACCCCTTAATCAGCGCGATGCCGTTATCGCTTATCTGCATTACTGCCTCCGAAGCGAACGTTGATAATGTTGATGACCAGTTTTCTGAACTGCTCAACGCCAATAAACCCTATGCCGCCGCCGATGCTTACTGACAGGTTTTTGGGGATCGACAGATATTCCAGACCAGACGCAACGGTTAATGTCAGTGCGCCGCAGAGTAATCCTTCAAGCAGCATCTTTTTCCAGCCACCGCCGCTATAGGCGATACGTAGACCCGCCATAACAACCGAGAGCAGCACGGCCCCCAGCGGCGTATCTCCGCGCCACCAGCTCTGCAGCAACTCCAGCAGATCAGGCCAGTTACTCGGGTTAGTAGGCATTTTCATAGTCTCCACCTCCGGGTTAACGGGGTGCTGTGTGAATAAAAGGGGGGCAGGCCCATCGGGCTGGTTTAACAACGCTCTGTATCGAAGATGATTCCCGTGGGCCTGAAATGAAAAAAGGCCGCATCTGCGGCCCTTTAGTTATTCTTTGTGGTAAATATTATTTTTTTTAGCTTTAGCAACCATTTTGGCAATTTCGTTTTAGGTCGCCAAATGTTTCTTGCTTTAGTTCTGGCTTGCTCTTCTGTAATTCCAGGAATCTTGAGCCAGCGCTTATAAGACCGATATTCGAATATCCGATTTATCAAGTAAGCAACCAATGGGAAGGTAATTTTGATAATCGTTGCAACAAAGACAAGGGTTGTCATTGCTGCGAAATGCTCGACTAACTTCCTGTATGTATAAATTATGAGATCAAGCATTCTTAATCCAAAAAACCCGCACAGGTGGCGGGTTTATGTTTAGTTTTGCTGCTCAGTTCGCTTTAACGTCCCGAGCCTATCACAATTCAAGCAGTTTCTGGCTCACTTTGCAAGTAAAATCTGTCGCCATTTGTTCCGAATGCGTCACACATTGGTGCGTACAGCATCGATTCTGCCAAACTTATCCATGCATCAACTCTTCGCCTGCAGGTCATAAAGCACCAATCGGGATGCTTTTCATAGAGCTCTTCCGCTATGCTCCGTTTGCTCTTACGTAACCGGTAATGATCCACCAGCAGGTGGTAAAGCTCTTTGTGACCACCCGTAATGAGGACTGCCCCCAGTACCTTATCAATCAGCAGTCCCTCGTCGTCTGTGCAGAAAGCCAGACCGCTTTTATTTTTACCACTGAGGATTTCCTTAAAGAACGCTTCCAGCTCCGGCTTGGTAATGCCTGATTTTTTCATACGGCGCAAAGCATCGTTTATAGCGGTCTTCGTTATCTTCCCTGACGCCAACAGCTGATTGAACATATTTCCACCACTACCGCCGCCGATGTAGGACCAGCGGCCCCACATACGCAGCTTCCCTTGTATCCAGATGCTTTCCAGAGTGCGGAGGCGAACCATTTCACCTTTTTTCCCAACTTCAGACGGATTAATCATTGGATATTCACCCCTTTTATCTGGCACGTAATCATTTCAATGCTGTTGTTACATTCGTTTCCCCAGCGGTCCCATCCTTTCCACTCTTCCCGAGCGAATAGTTCGATCCGTTTCACATCGCCGTATAACTGCTCCAGTCGGTTCCTTACCTCCCACGGTTTAGAGCTGTGCTCACCGAGGCAGGTGTGAACAACCTGTTTTACCGATGCGCTGGCGCGGGTTAGTCCGGTTCCCCTGGTCGCTATCAGGACATCTTCTGTATTGCTCCGGGTATGATTGCCGCCGTTCATGCGCGTCTCACGGTCCAGCATCTCAAGAAGATCATTGAAGTCCACCAGCTTTCCGGCGTTTAGTGCCTTGTTGAAGCGGTCAGCGGCGTTCTGATTCAGTTTTACCCAGGTAAAGCCTTTCATTGTTCTGACCCGGAAACCCCATGATTCAGCCAGTTCTACAGCCTCGCGGTTATGGGTTCCCGTATACCACATCGCCAGTACGGCGTTATCAGCAGCCAGAGACCAGACAGGGAGCCGTTTCAGGTCTTCAATGCTCATTGTGCTGTAATGATTACAGGCTGCGCCGTTGCTAATTCGGTTGCCGTATTCCCACGGCGGATCACAGTAGATGAGATCGTAATTCATGCGGCCCTCTGCTTTTTCAGTTCGCGAGTTTTACGGCGGTATTTAGCCGCTATGTTTTCCAGGTCTTCTTTTGAGTAATGCTTCGCTTCGTGTGGGCCTTCCAGCCATTCCACCAGCGGCAATCCATACCACTCGATCAGCGTCTCCCTGTAGCGGGCATGTACAGTGGCATTCTTTGCAGCGAACCGACCCGATCCACCATTACAGGCTTTGCACTGCCTGTAAGCATTCTTCTCTTCAAAGCGCAATTCAGGACGAGCACCTACCCCCATGAAATGACCGCAATCCCACTGGCCGCCAAAGATCATAGGTGGGTGATAAGTGCCACATGATGGGCATGGTTTCCCCTCGTCGCGTTCACGGATAAAGGCATTAAAGGCTGACTGGGCTTTTTTGATGTAGTCGCCACGGGTAAGCAGAGCCTTTTTGCGCATCTTCAGCTTGTCCTTCTGTTCCGCCTCCGCTTTTTTTTGTTTCAGCGCCCTGTTGTGGGCTATAGCACAGAGCGGGCCACAAACCTTTTGCAGGTTGCGGGCCGGAGTGAAGGTTTCACCACAGCTGGCGCACTTCTTCGGTTTGTACGTTTTCACCTTTGCAGCCGCTGGTTTCTTCACTGTTTCATCCCCCTGTGAAATACCCACTCGAATACTTCTGAACCGTTAAGCAGCAGATCATTAAAATCACCCTGCGCAGGCCAGCGCACGGAGACACTTTCCAGATCATTCTTCGCGTGCAGATTCGCCGCAGCGCATTCAAAAGCAGCGGCATGCCCTGCTGCGTTGGCGTCAGAGTCAGCAAAAATGATGAGGTTCTTTACCCCGGCAGGAACGCGGAATTTCTTCATGAAGGCGGTATTCATCGTCGCCCACGTGTTGCACTTCGTGATCTGGTGGCAGGCCAGAGCCGTTTCGATCCCTTCAGCAATTCCCAGCGTTGAGGATATTGGGAACATGCGAATAGCAACGGATTTGGCATACTCTAAATAGCTATCCTCCTGCAGTTTCATCATCTTCTTGGCTGCGCCGCCTGTTTGCGCCTTCTTATCACCGTCAAGCAGGGTGCGGTGCAAATAACACAATTCCCCGCGGTCATCTGTCGCCAGCGCATAAATAGCCTGGAGGTTCTTTCCATCTACTGGCTGTTTATCGCAGTACTTGATGCTCTCTGCTGGGAGGGAGTTAATACCGCGCCCCTTCAGGTAGCTATCTGCACCGGTACCACGGAGAGGGATGAGCTTCGAAAACTTACGGCTGACTTTGTCACGTTGTTGTGCCAGAGATGTACGCACCGGATTTACTCTGGTGCGATCCGAGGTGTAGGTGTTCCCGATCAGCCTGTCTATTTCCGAGGCCAGAACCTTAAATTCTTTGCCAGTCTTGGCAGTCAGCAGCGCCCAGCCATCGCCAGAGCCACAAACGCAGATATATGATCCCGTACCGTCTTTATCATCACAGCGAAATTTCCCTGTACGGCCACAAAGAGGGCACCCTCCTTTGAGATGGTTTTTCCCGGTAATACCTGGGAGGCCATAGTATTTGTAAATTTCCGCCCAGCGACCAATCGCAGCTTGCTTGGTATTCATGCGGCATCTCCTTCTTTCTCTTTTCTCTTCGCAAAGGCGATCTGTTTTGATTTGATGAAATTCGTTACTTCAGGCGTGATCTGTTGCGGGGTGTGATGTAACCCCCGAGGCCATACTGAAAACTTTTGTTTGTAGGTATGCGCACACCAGCCATCACTGACCGGGCGTCCCTGCGCTGCGCGGGTGCGCTGGTAAAAAAGGATTTGTGACCACCAGGACTGTTTTTGCTCAGCGGTAAATTTGACTTCCGCTTTGCTTACCTTTTTCAGCCCACGGGATTTATCTGTTTCCACGTCTTCCCCGGCGAGCGGTTTAAAACCACATTTCGGGCAGATGTAAATCCCGACTGGTTTGACGTAGTGGCACTGGCTGCATTCTTTCGGCAGCTTTTCCGCTTCATCAGTCTCTACGGCTCTCTGCGGTGCGTCTTCCATGCCATCAGACGATGAAGGGAGATAGTCGTATTCAATGTCGTCGGGATAGCCCAGCTTATTAACCGTGCCTGTGTGGTCGAAGATGAGGCAGTGATCTTTACCAGGGGCGGCACGCAGGCCACGCCCCAGAATCTGAATCCAGCGCATTTCGCTTTTGGTTGGCCGGGCAAAGATAATGCAGCGAACATCACTATCAAAACCGGCTACCAGAACACCAACGTTAATGATGATTTTGGTTATGCCCTGTTCAAAGCGGCGGATCGTTAGCTGTCGTTCTTCGTGCGGTGTGCTGGCTGTCATAACTTCAACCGTCACGCCAGCGCTGGCAAATTCAACCGTGACAAAATTGGCGTGAGCGACATCGACGCAAAAACAAATCGTCGGGCGGTCTTCGCCGTTCTCCAGCCAGTTTTTCACGATGTCGCCTACCAGCTTGGCTTCGCTCATTACCTGGCTGAGCTGGTTTTCTTTGTAGTCGCTGCCATAGCCTGCTACGTATGACGTTTCCACTTTGGACAGATCAGGATGCGACGGTGCATAGAACTCATATTTGCTCAATGCGCCAATGGCGATCAGTTCCTTCATCGTCGTTGGCTTAATCAGGCGCTGGTAGTAATTACCCAGGAACTTAGCGAAAGGCGTACCGGAAAGGCCGATTACCTTCGTTGCTGTGTTGCGAGTGAGATTGTCGATAACCTCCAGCAGTTTTTTGCGCTTCAGGTGGGCTTCATCAACGATCAACAGGTCGATATTGTCCGGGAACTCACGGCGAATCAGCGTATCTGCACTGGCAATCTGGATCAGCGCTGTGGGGTTGTATGACGGGTGATCGCGCCAGACATAACTGATTTCTTCGCCAGGAAGGCCGTATTCCATGAATCGGGCTGCGGTCTGGTCCAGCAGAACCGTGTACGGAGCCACAAACATTACGCGCATTTCACGGCTGACAAAGCCATCAGTGATCAGCGCAGCTATTGCTGTTTTGCCGAACCCTACAGGGGCGTAGAGCATGAAGGAGTTATTCTGTTTCCAGGCGCTGCGCAGCATGTTTAACGCGACTACCTGTTTTTCGCGGGGCTGGATGTTAAGCATTAGCAGTAACCTCCCCGAAGGCCATAGCCACCAGCTCGGCGATGACAAACTTAGTGCGCTGACGCTGAACCGACAACGTAACGGTTTTGGTCCCGTCTTTGCGCTGGCGGCCTTTAAGAAATCCGCCGTGAATGTGTCGAATAAAATATTCAGAGTTAGCCAGGCGCGGAACACTGCGTACCCGTCCGAGGCTGCTGACTTCGTAGGCTTTGGAATACGGCTCTACCGGAACCGGGGCCCATTTTTCGTTAGCGTCTGAATAAATCATTTTTGGCTCCTTTTGGATGGCTAAACGACTGAACTTCCAAGAGACGTTTTCAACCCCATACAGTGATCTATCTGTTAGATCGTTCTCTTCTGGTAAAGCTGTTCCAGCCCTTCGGGCTAAAACCCAACACCGCCCCCTTTCCCCCAACCCAGATTCAGAAAATCAAACCCTGGGTGGGAGCGACGTATATCCCCTAACCGCTGGGGTATACCTCGAGCAAAACTCTCGCAATCGGCGGTTTGCCGTCCGTCGTGCGGCGTTCTGCTGCCGGAATGACACCGGCTCTGCATCGAACGCTTCCTGGTACGCCTGCGCATACGCCATCGCGATTTTTTCTCGCATACCTGCCGGGAGTGTTGCCAGCTGCTCTTTAATCCACGGGGCGTCCTCACGAGCAAAAACCGTGGGCATAGTCACGTGGAAATATTCGTCCTGGTTCACTGGCCCTCCTGCTTCACTTCTGTGAGCCGGGCAATAGACTGATTAGTCTGGCGGTCGGGAAACCTCATCAGGGGCGCAGAAAACCCGGAATAACAGAGTCAGGTGCTCCTGCCATTTGGTCATGACCTGGTAGCTGTTCTCTTCAATTTGAGCGCGTTCGGCAGCATCAATAACACCATCAGCAGTAGCTTTTCGGATGTACTGCGAGTGCCTGCCAATCCATTCAATAGATTCCATCAGACGCTGGTTGATATCGGCGTTATCGACATCTTCCACATCAGCTAGCGGCACAAAGAGCCCATTGGAGTGACGAGCCACGGCATTTGCGATGTGATTTGAGCCACCAGCAGCTTGTAAAACCATCGCCCAACCCAGAGGGAAGATTTGATCGCCGTTGGTCCGAAGCCGGTTATGCAGTGGGTCGGTAGCCGGAGTTACGTCATCGGACTTATAAACCCCGAGAATTTCAGCAGCTTCGTCATATCCACCCGATAAATCAGCAATAGTTCTTCTTATCGCGGCCACCAGCCATGCAGGTTGGCGTTCTACTTTCCATTCAGGTTCATTACCCACGATTTCACCTCTTGAGTTGTGGTTATGATTAAGCAGCAGAAGTAGTAACCTGAGTCTTGTTGTCAGGAAGCCCATCATTGGGGTTCGGATAGATATCAGGCCGTAGCTGATGGGGAGTAATAATCCACCCGCCAAGTTCGCATAGCTGCAAAACGCGCTCAGATGGGACCTGATCGTTAATGACCCAGTTGGCTACTGACTGGGTAGACTTGAAGCCAAAGCTACGCGCGACCTCTGATAAAGACCGCCCTGCTGCCTTAATCGCGGCTTCGGTGGGTGAATTGGACATGAGAGACTCCTCTAGTTGATAGAGGAATAATACTACTTAAAGTAGAAAGATCAACTACTGAAAATAGAAATGACGAATTACTACCAATTACGTAATCTTCTACCTATGGTAGAAGAACAAAAGTATCCAGATTTTGCCGCCCGCCTGAATGGGCTGATTTCCATGAGCGATATCTCAATCACTCAGTTATCAGAAAAGACTGGTGTAACCTATGAGATGGTTAGGCGCTATACGCTTGGGACGGCAAAACCAAGAACTCCAACAATGCGGAAGCTTTCTGCAGTTTTGGGGGTGGACGCGGCATATCTTGAGTATGGCGTTGGTAAGCCCTCGGAGGGTGAAGCGGTGAAGCCTATTGCCAGCAATCCATTGCAGGATGTTTATCGCGTTGAAGTACTTGATTTAACAGTCAGTGCAGGCCCCGGAAACTATATGATTTCCGACTATGTTGAAGTGCTTTACGCTATTGAGTTCACAACTGAACATGCACGTGTGCTTTTCGGGAATCGCGATCCAGCGGATGTAAAAGTGATGACCGTTAACGGCGACAGCATGGCCCCTACCCTTGTGTCAGGTGATCGGCTGTTCGTTGATGTATCGGTTCGGCATTTTCAGACTGATGGCGTCTACTCATTTATCTATGGGAAGACTTTCCATGTTAAGCGTCTGCAGATGCAAGGTGACAAGCTAGCCGTACTGTCTGATAACCAAGCTTATGAAAAGTGGTACATCAGCGAAGATAACCAAGATAATCTTTATGTTATGGGTAAAGCATTGATTCATGAGTCTATAAAATACAATCGCTTATAGATTTTAGATTAACCATTTGTATTTTAATGATTTTTTAAGTAACTGTTTAAATAAGAAGCATGAAGAGCCTGGTTTAAATTTTTTCATTGCTTTTTGTGCCGCATCGCATTTTTTTTCTTGTCGCGCGGCGCTCGGGATCCTATAGTAGAGTCAAAATAATGATTATGTCTCGTTGCGATGGCTTCGGGATTTTTTTGTGCCTGAAACATGGCTTTCTATGCAGGTTTGTGGATGACTACAACAGTATACGACCGTGTTAATCGCCTGATCGCCACCGACTCTCGTTGGTCTAGGAAGCTCGACGAATTTGGTTATATCGGACATATCGCATATGTCGATGATACTGGATTCGGTAAAATTTCAACTCGTGACGATCATGTGTTGACATTAGCTGGAAACGGTCTGTTGATTCAGCACTGGAAAGAGTGGTGGACAGGTGACCTATCGTTACCAAGACCCCCAATATTGATTAATGGTGAAGAGGCGATCAGCCTTCACATCGTGAAAATGTCAGATAATTCAATTATTTTTGACATCGGCGAGAAGCTAGCAGCACAAAATGTTGATGATGAAGGCAATAAAGTCATTAACGCTGTATTTGCTGGATCGGGTGCGATTTACGCCGGTGGTGTATGGTTAAAAACAGGTTGTGCGCGAACGGCGATTGAAGAAGCCAAGTCTAGGGACATATGTACAGGCGGCGATGTCAGATATGTGGACTTTAGTAGCGGACAACAAAACATCGAAAGTGAAAAGCATCTTATTTCTGACGTTAATGATGCTCTTTTGCAAAAGGGGATGATCATGGATACAAACAACCCATTGAGCCAACCAGTACCAATTACAGAGCAAGAAGTCTCTCATATTCGACAGCTGATTACTAATGGTGGGATCACTCCGTGCGCGCCGACTGGCGGGAGAGCTGTAGTCTGGGATAGCAGAGCTATAGCACGTCTAGATGCCGCTATAGATAGCATCAGGAACGACGAAGCCAAGAAGAAGTAGCTCTCTGCCTCAAGGATTAATCTAAAAACCAGCATAATGCTGGTTTTTTATTAAGTATTTGCCAACCCTCGCAAGCTTAGCTGCATCTCGCAACACGCCTTTGTGGATTGTGTTGCCCACTTCACGGCGCTTCTTCTCCAAATACTCCGCTATTGCAGCTCTGCAGACCTCTTCGCCTTTCAGTATTAGCCAGATTGCGGCTCTACCGACCTCGCCAGCTATGAATGCTGGCCGCTCATTTTCCCAATCGCTTTCCATTTTGCAACCCTCACTGGTGTTTTTTTAACCATGACACACGGTAGGCGCAAAAATAAATTCAACTTTAAATCAATGACATGATAAAAAACCTCTACATTTTCTACTTTTGGTTGTTGATATTTTCTACTTTAAGTAGGAATATTTATCCATCAACGGCGGACAGATACCCAACCGTAAACGTTACGAACGGAGTCCGCTGTAGCAATACCGCTCTTTAACAATTTGGACACTTACAGCGTCAATGACCTGTTTAGACCCCTACACGTAAACGTGGCGTAGCACCAGGCGCGATCCGGTTGGTGTGAGGTTATCCCCGCGCGAGAGCGAGAACGGCGTGAGAATGGGCAACACTGGTGGGTAGTTGGCGCTGATACAACTGAGAGGAGTAACGATTATGAAGTAGTAACGCGGAAAGACCGTAATTGGATGCCTTTTAAGGCAGCGTGACGACGGCGTTAATCAGGTCGGGTTCCCACGGCGACGTAGTGAGGGAAAGGAGGCTTAAAGCATCACTTAGTAACCGGTTAGCGCCCGGTTAACGCGTAAGTAGCCTCAAATGAATTGATGTGATTTATTCCAGCCCCTTCATGCGAGGGGGTTGGGCTAAGTCAGGCAAAACGAGACATGTTGCACATTGTAGTGTGATTGCATTGTATCAAAAATATCAGGAGGTTATAGTGCCAGAACTCAAGCTATTAGATGAAGGCAGTCACATGGCGAATGCACAATATGAGAAAGGTAAAATTGTTCTGGCCTATTCAAAAAATCAGGTCAAAAAAGCGGGAGAGTGCATACGCAAAGAAAACGGTGATATAGAAAAATCTATCGAGATTATTCAACAGTACCGGGCTGCTCATCTTTATCCGCTTATGATAGTTAAAAATCTTGTATGGAAGCACGCACAAAAGATAAATAAAAATGCGATCATTGCACGTCGATTAAAACGACTACCAACGATCATTGATAAACTGCGTCGTAAAACTTTAGATGGCGTGACTGCAAATTCTATTGCTGTAACGCGAATGAGTGACATTGGGGGATGTCGAGTTATTGTTGAAGATCGATTGCAATTACTTTTGCTTGATTCTTCCTTAGATAAAAGTAGAACTACTCATAAATCAAAGGTAAAAGATTATATAAAATCCCCGAAGCCTACTGGATATCGAGGGATACATAGAATTTATAGTTGTTACGATCGAGATGAAGCTCATAAATGGAAGGGGTTTGACATAGAGGTTCAGCTTAGGACTAAGCTACAACACTTATGGGCTACGACAGTTGAAGTGGTAGACTTATGCGAAGGTCGTAGTTTGAAAACAAATCCATTTGAATCAAACCCTTCTTGGATTGAGTTTTTTAGATTAATGAGTGAGTTTATTGCAGATGAGGAAGGTTTTATCTATCTCTCTCCGCAAGATAAAAATTTACTCAAAACTCGCCTTATTAGCCTCAATAACAAACTTAATGCCATTGATAAACTATTATCATTCAATAGACTATTCTCAGATAAGAAAATAAATCTTTCGCAAAGAAAAAGTGGCTATGTAATCATAGCCATTAAAGGCAACTCAATATATTACAAGTTTTTTTCCCCAACGCAGAAACACAAAGCAGTTGAACAATATTCAATAATTGAAAAAGATGATGATTATAATGGTTTATTTGTTGAAATGGATGACATACGAAAACTATCATATGCTTACCCCAATTACCTCATTGACACAAGGTTCTTTATAGATAAGTTTGAGCTGTACACTAACACCAATTATTGGGTTAAGCCAAGATAAGATATTGTTGGTAAGGGAACCGTTCACAACCCATACTCCACCATAGGCACAGCTTAGAATTTTATAGCGCCCTTAAGCAAGGGCGCTTATGCATTCAATTTCTTATTTAATATTTAGAGTTTTAAGAATAAATTCCCTGAAATTATCACCAGTAATAAGTAATGGTTTATGGCTATCCATAAAATGCCACTGATAGCTACCATCAGGTTCAGGAGTAAAAATGATGCTATGGTATACTTGTTCTAAATCCAAGCTATCAACAACTATCTCTATCCTTCCATTATAAGAGCTATTTAAACACCCTTTGGGTTGGAAATTAATTTTCAACCCTTTGTAGACAAGAAGAAACTGGTTAACTTTATATTCCAACCTACCAACTTTATCACTAATTTTTTCAGAGATCTCCTTTTGCATTGTTATTAGTTCAATAGAACTGCCAGAAATCCAGTCAGTGATATCCGATATTAATGCATTGATTCCTGAAATGTATATTTCGATTTTTTTATTAGCTTCAGCATGTAAATTCTGTTTTTCAATTTTAGCTTTTTCTTGTGCTAATTTTTCATCTTGAGCGCGTTGATTAAGCTTATTCAAAAAACTATCTTTATCGACCATTCTTCGACCTCACAGTTTCAGGTAGCTGCGTCTATGCCGTACGCTGTTAGATAGTACATGACCACATATTGTTGAGGAACAGGCAATCTCCAGAAAAACCTTCCTTCGTTTGTAGCCTTGGCGGTTATCCAATCTTCCACCAATCAAACAGGAGGAAGAGGATAATGTTCTGATGGGTAACCGCCCTTTTTATTCAATGTGTCCGCTCCCGGTGTTGGCTGGGCTGCCCAACCCAGCGCGGGTTCAACTCCTGCCGGATACCTAATTAATCGGTGATTTATATGACCTTCCGTAACGTTAATTTCCCTTACGGCGATCTGATGCGCGTCCCTCGCGGTGTGCAGGCTGTTCGCAACCCTAAATCATTCGTTCGCTTCTGGCGGCAGAGCTGGTTGTACAGGCTTCTTACCCAGAAAGGCGATCCCTGCTGATAACTGGAGATAATTATGTCCGAAACCAAAAACACCACGCCGTTTAGCCAGCAGCTGGCGTACATCAACAAAGGCACCCTTGATGCCGAACTGACCGAAGCGCTGGCCGAAGTCATCAAGGCTGTACGTGAAACGGGTAAAAAGGGAGCTGTGACCCTTACCCTTAACTGTTCAATGCTGAATACCCGTGATGAAAACACCATGAAGGTCACGCCAAAAGTAACCCGCACTATCCCGGAACTGGACCGCGCCGATACCATCATGTTCTCTACCGCTGATGGCGATCTGCTGCGTGATGACCCGGCGCAAGTTCAGATGGATTTGAAAGTTATCGAACAAGCACCGCAAGCTGCGCCTATTAAGCTGGCTCAGTAATCCCACCCTCTTTTTCAATACACCTCTATAGGAATTATTCAATGTCTCAAATTGAAGGCTCTGCCGTGCACGACATCCGCGATCTGGTTGCTGCAACGCTGAAAACTCATACCGACATCCCGTCCGTCGTCGTCCCGGATGGCTTCGATATCAAATCGCTCGAAAGCCTCCAGATTGCCCCGTCTCGTATTCGCCAGAATACAAACCTGATTTCCCCCGGTTCGCTAATCGCATATATCCAACGATTCCGTGATGCGCGTTCTGTTGTTTTCGCCGACAAGACCAAAACCCGGATCGTCGCGGTGCTGGACTTCCACCAGGACGCCGACAACCCACACTGGGGAATGCACAAAGCAGTTTATGACTGTCCTTTCTCTGATGACTGGAAAGCATGGGTGGGGTCTGATGGTAACAAGATGAATCAGATCGACTTCGCTGAGTTTCTGGAAAACAACATCCAGAACATCGCGCCGATTAGCGATAACTATAAAGGCCCGTCCGGTACCGATCTACTGGAAATGGTACTCGCCTTCCAGGAGACAAGGAAAGTTGAGTTCAAGTCGGTTAAGCGCCTGCAGGACGGAACCTGTCAGTTCCAGTACAGCGATGATAAATCCGGCTCAGGTAATACCAAAATCCCGGAAAAAATCAGCCTGGCAATCGCACCTTTCCATAATGGCGCACCGTACCAAATCGATGCGCGCATTCGCTACCGCCTGCGCGACGGTCAGTTGGTCCTCTGGTATGAGCTGATCGAGCCGAAAAAAATCATTGAGCACGCCTTCCAGGAGATCGTAGCCGATATGGAAAACCAGCTCGGCGATGAACTGCCTATCTACGAAGGCTCCATCTAACCCATCCATCCCGTGTGTTGTTTTATGCGCCTCCATGTGGGGCGCATAGCGAAGCACTCCCTAATTCAAAAAGGTGACCATATGCCCAGCTTAGGCCAGCTCTATAACGATAAAGAATCCGGGTTAACTACCCGTAAAACCTATAACGTCCCGATCGCCTCAATATATGCGGAAGAAGGTTACAACGTTCGCGAACTAAATCAGGCGCATGTCGATGAGTTCCGCGATGCGTTTATTGCCGGTGAATATATTCCGCCGCTGGCCGTAGAAGTTACTGAGCGTGGTGTGAAGGTGATCGACGGCCACCACCGCTATCACGGTGCGCTCGCCGCAATCGCTATGGGACACGATATCGTGCGCCTTGAGTGCAAAGATTTTGTTGGTACTGAGGCCGATAAGATCGCGTTTATGGTGACTAGCTCGCAAGGGCTGGCACTTACTCCCCTTGAACGTGGTGCGGCGTATCACCGCCTACAGAATCAGGGATGGAGTCCGGCAGAGATTGCCGTAAAAGTTAAGCGTTCAGAGTCCGATATCCTTCAACATCTCCAGCTTCATGAATGCACCCCGTATATCAAAAAGCTGGTTCGCGATGGCTCTATGAACTATGCCATTGCGATTGGTATCTCTCGTGAACATGGAGTTTATGCAGACCGGGAAGCTGCCAGGCTGATGAAAAAAGCAGAAGCAGCCGGGAAAACGAAAGTCACAAAGAGCATTGCCAAGCCACAATTCAACGCAGGAAAGGCGCGGAAGTTTCTGGAGATCATCTCATCTTGCAAAGAGACCACCAGCGGCGGATTAATCATTGAAGTACCACCAGCGATGCAGGCCGAAGTGCTGTCGATTCTTCAGGAATTCCGCTACGAAACATCGGCACCTGGGGATGACGAGCAACCCAATGATCAGGCCTCATCATCTGAAGAAAGTGATGCCGCATGACAGAAACTATCCTCAAATGCCCTACCTGTGGGGCTTTAGCTCATTTCTCCTGGCATGGTCATAGCCCCTATATGCGTTATGGAGCTTTGCAATGCCCGCACAAACATCATTCTGTAAAGGTGACCTACCACGCCGATAGCATTGGTGCCGCGCGATTGAATCTGATTCAACAATGGGAGGTGTTAGTAAATGATTTTCAAAATTTACCGTGATCCCATTCTGCGAAAGACATTAATCCTGGATGCAATAGTTCTGGTTGGAGCGGCATCGCTTTCTGCGCTGGGAATATGGCTGGTCAATCAATGGGTGGCAGCATGAATGTCAAATGCTTAAAAGATACCGAAGGATACTGGACGGAAGGTGAAATGTATCCGGCCCGTGTAGTGGCTGGCGGGTTTGTCCAAGTCGGCGACGATGACGATCCCAATGGCGAAGGCTGGAGCGCTGCAGCAGTGGAATATCGGGACGATGGATCGATCGTTTATCAGGTCGGCGGTATTGAGGGTGAAGTGTTATTCGAGGAGGCCAGCCATGACTGATGCCCTGACGAAAGAAAAAATCATTGATGCTATGCGCAGTTCTACTGAGGGCTTCGCCTTCTTAGTCGTCGATTCGTTGGAGTTTGAACTTAAGCGCCAGCTTACCGAAGCTGAACAGCAGGAAGTTTCAACTGTTGTTGAGCAGTTGGTTCTAACGTTTCCTGAACCATGTCCGCGCTGTGGTGTAACGTCTACGCGCCCGAATGGTGAGCATTACTGCCATGCTAACAGCGTGGAGGCTGAATACATGACCAGTAAACAGTTAACCAGAGAACGCCTGGAAAAAATTAAATCCTGGCGTGAAACCTACGGTGCCGGAAGTAACGTAATGCTGCCAGCAGAAGAAGCTGAGGCGCTGGCGCGAATGGCACTGGCCGCAATGGAAAGCGAGCCGGTGGCGTGGATCAACGGCTGCAACAAATCTACCCCCGCAGCCCTGAGATACCTAGCTGAAAATCCTCGGCCCATAGGTGGCGAATCGTCGTTCAATTCGGCACATCTGTACCAGCTTGCGCGAGAAATAGAGTTAATGTCTGAAGCGCCGCTCTATCGTCACGCGCAGCCAGCACCGGATTTGACCAAGAAGATTGAACAACCTCGCAAAAAAGTCGACCGCTGTGATGTTTGTACTGAAGGGGCTCGCGGCGGATGTGGAACATGTGCTTTTAACTACAATCTTTGATGGAGTACTTATGACGACTAATGATTTTATGGAAGAGCGGGAAGTATTCGGCCTTCTCGGAAAGAAAAAAACTGCTGTATGGCGTTTACGTAAGGATCATGGATTTCCTAAACCAGTTCTTACCTATCCAACACGTTACAGCAGGAAAGAAGTAAATAAATGGTTAGAAGAAGGAGGCATAAACCGACAAAATAAAAATTAAAGACCACGGTACATTAATCCCTTATATATTTTTTTCTAACATACTTAGAACGTATAATGAGGCATTTATATTTTTAGTAGTAAAATCAATTAAATTCTTGTATAACTCAATATGTATATCCAAATACTCTAGCTCATATTGAGAGCGGAGATATAAGTACTGATTATAATTTGATGAGTATAAACGCATTCTCCCCTTCGCAGATTTATTTTCTGACAAAGCAAGTTCCTTTAACTCACTGGGACTTATGCCTAGTTTAGAAAATAATTCGCAACTATATCTCCACTTATTTTTTCTAACTTCATACCTCCACATATCCAGATAACCAGACTCTTTATAAATAGCTGATATTTCAGAGTCATACTCTGGGAAACTCATCAAAAACTCGTGAACTTGATTCAATGTTTGTATGTCTTTCTTTGTTAACGCCCTAACATCTTCTAGTATTTTATTCGTGATTTCAGATTGTTTTTTTATAGGGTCGTGAGTTTTTGTAGCGAAAATAATCTCTGCTTCTGAGGCTTTCCTTGCTATTATCGAAGTAGATAATGTATAACTCGATTCAAGTATTTCCTGGGGTGTACAAAAACTGCTGTTTTCTACTAACTTTACATTAGCATATTCATATGCTTGGGCAACTAATCTTGAACAAAACTGTCTATTCTGCATTACATCCTTATTAGGGTACAATCTGGAACTAATCGCTTCTTTCACTGAATACTCAGTTCCAATTTTGTCCCTAGCGAAAATGCACGCTTTTTCTTTTTGCTCATGTCCACAATTAACTTTTAAAACGCAAACATTTTTCTGTAATGGAAACAACAACCTCTGCAAATTCCCAGAGTGAACCCCATTAGAATCCGAGTGAATATAACTACTGTGCCCTACATAAAGAATTGCATGTGAATATTGGCTTTTTGTTGATAATCGAACAGCTTTACTTATTGAAGAGCTTTCAGCCGTTAATAAAATATCACCTATTTCTAAATCTTCAACAGATATCAAAAACATTTCCATTCCCCCTAGCTATACTTAGAAGTATAAAAACTAACACAATTGCTTAACATGCCAAAACATCTTATCGGCATACAGCTCATACGCTTCTTTCTGTTCCACCAGCCAATCGTGCTTGTTATACACTGCCATCACTCCTCCCAGCTCATGCCCCAGCATCTTTTCGGTGACATGGGGCATAACCCCTTCCCCTGATAAATTCGTCACCAGCGAGCGCCTGAAGTCATGTGTTCGCCACTCTGGTATATCAATTTTATCCCTTAACTTTTTCATATAGAGATTAGCTGATGAGCGATCTATAGGCTTGTCCAGTTCCTGGCCGGGAAACAGAACATCATTTCCAGCACTGAGGAGCCTTTCAACAAAAGGTTTCACCTGGTCAAACACCGGGCGACGGATAACGTTACCCATCTTTGAATGTTCTGCTGGAGTCGTCCAGATTAGATCATCCATGTTGAACTCACTGGCGGTAGCAAGGCGCAGCTCTGATAGCCTGGCTCCCCACAGTAAAAGCAGCTGGTGAAGAACCTTGTTAGACGTAACGATTTTATTGTTTTCAAGAGCTAACCAAATCTTAGCCAGCTCGGTATACGTCAGAACCCGGCTCCCCACATCAGGTTTTTTGCCAATGGTCTTAACGCTAAGCTTCAGGACTTCGCACGATGGGATCAACTGGCGGCTGATACACCAGTTCATGACAGAACGTAGCTGTAGAAGAAGCACCCTGGCCTTTTTGCTGTTCTTCTTCTCCTGCTTATCAAAGAAACGCACCCATGCAGAAACAGGAATATTTACTACCGGTGCGTCCGGGAATTCTGTGTACATCGTGTTGTACACAACTGACTTGTACAGCGTCTGAGTGTTCGGTTTCAGCGTTTCAACATACTTACTCCACCACTGATCCAGGCACTCTTTTAGAGTCAGCTCGCCATCTTCTTTGGCAAAATAATTTTTAGGGTTTAGTCCCTTGAGGTACAATTCGCGCATCTCACCGACGACGACGCGCGCCTCCTTGAGAGACATAGCGGGATAGCGGCCAATGGAGAGGCGAACGGGCTTACCGTTCCAGCGATAACGAAACTGAAATGTGATCGTGCCTGTGGGAGTTATGCGTACACTCAGCCCGTCACCATCTGTGACCTCAGCTGCGCCGCTGTATGGCTTAGCATTGATGCTACGGAGTTTGGTATCACTAAGGGCCAC